TGTCGTCTAATTCCATCTGATTTCCTTTGTGTATCTAAAATTTAAAAATTTATCAGTCCATTATGGGGTATTTTCCCAAGTCATCATATTTTATCCCAAACTCAATAATGTCACGCAGTGGAACCTTGTGAGTTTTTTTTGTATCGCCTCAGTGCAACCCATTCAAGCCCCCCTACCCTTTTTCTATAATGTGTGCCTGATAGCTTAGGATCACATACTCCTAAGCTATTGATATTATTCATGCGTATCATTTGTTGAATGTTGTATCATTCCTCTTAACTCGTGGGTAATTGTGGAATGATTGACAGGTTATTGCAGTATAACATGTTAAATCGTGTATGTACCCCCCACACAAAAAAGGAGTGTCATAAGGTGAGGGACTCCCAACGCATATCAAACACCCCGAAGACGAGTCGGATTAATTTTTGACCCCCCTGACTTGTTTATCCTCAAATTGATTTGGTACCATATTGTATAATTTTAAAAATTAGGGGCGTACGTCAATGAATAATTACAAACCGTTTTTCAAAATTTATTTAAATTTTTTTTTAAAGGGGCCTAGGTAAACGCCTAATGATTATTACACATGCTCACATTCAGGACCCGTACAAATTTCACATTTTAATGGCATCTTCATTATCAAATGATCTTGTGGCAAATCAAAATCTATTATGTTTATGTCGTGTCTGACACACCAAATTTGAACTCCTGTCTTGGTTCTGCCTACACTTAATCTTGCCATATCTTGCATTGATTTGTTTCTGCCATATTTGCCGTCCATGTATTCTTGCACACATACTTTGCAATCGAAATTCATGAATATTTTATTTGGCTTCAATTAGAATTGATAATTCTCATATCATTATTAACTTTTAAAAATAAGGCCACATACGTAAATTAGTGGAATACACTCTAAAGGAATTTGCACAAAAATTAGACCAAACAGAAGAAAAAATGAAATCAATTCTTAATGAATTATTATTATCAAGATTAATTGAAAAGAATGGAGATTTGTTTAAACTTACAGATATGGGTAATGACTTTATGAGATTTATCAGCAAACCAAAATAACTCTAAATTTTAAATCTTAAAGATCACTAAAAAAAATTTTTGGTAATAAGGGGGGGGGACTTTATAATTAATTTGGTACCATACAGTAACTTTTTAAAATTTAGGTACACTAGGTGAATGATGAGCAATCAGCTAATGCATTGCCACACTTGTGATTATCGTGGGAAATACGAAGAGTTTGAATTTATTGCAATAGACTTGGCAATATGCCCCAAGTGCAATGCAAAGACCGGAGACTGTAACGTATTATGATGGTACCATATAGCAAAATTTTAAAATTAGATGTACCTGGATCTAATTATGAATGATACGGAAAAGATAGAGAAACTAAAAGAGGTACTGGACATTGATGTCGGTTGGGCAAGTCCCAGAGTACTAATTGAAACACTAAGACGTGAAGTTCTTGAAGAAGATACGGATGCTATACCATAACTCTTTAAAATTATGAATACCTGATAGGTTTAGCAGATGGCAGAATCTGAAATAAAATGGAAAAACGAATCTCTTAACCTATGTGTGATATGTGACCAGTCCCTAACAAGCAACAGCTTTTGGACATGTCAAAAATGCTCAAAGCCCTCAGAGATTACTTACAGACATGTGACAGATGACACATTTGATGTCAAAAGCACATGCTGCAACTTTGATGTTGATAACAACCAATCAATTACATGCTCTGTACAATGCCATCAATTATTGGTAAATATTATGATCAAAGAGAAGGGGGAATTTAAGATGATAACTGACATACATACAAAAAAAACTCACAAGGTTCCACTGCGTGACATTATTGAGTTTGGGATAAAATATGATGACTTGGGAAAATACCCCATAATGGACTGATAAATTTTTAAATTTTAGATACACAAAGGAAATCAGATGGAATTAGACGACAATTAGACGACAAAATACTGGAGGATGCCATGAAAAGATTTGGCCTGACAAGAGAGCAAGCTAAAAAAGCCCTTCAATCAATGATAGATGATGGGTTTTTGCAGAAAAACGATGACCCAAGTATGCCATTTGATTTTAAATTAACAACCGATGGGGCTAAAATGGCTGAAAAAACAATTCAGGAAGACTTTGGAGAATTCAAAAAGATCACAGATCACAACGGCATATCATATCGAGTCCCAACATTTGTAATTATGAGGGAGGGAGTCAGAGAAGAGGACTTGTGTCACTTTCCATTATGGACTGATGACTAAATGCCTGAATACTCCTTAGATGAACTAAAGAAGTTTGATCTGAGTGAGCATCAACAAATACTGTTATTTGGACAGACAATAGATGAAATGCAGAAATTAAATTCCAAGGGAAAAATATCTACATGGCTTGACATACAACGTATACTTGAGTGCAATTCACGATTAAGGGACAAACACAACAAAAAAAACAAATACTCTGATAACATATAGTGTGATTCTATTTTTTATGACAATTGCAGCAATTAATACAAACGCCGTTCTGTTTACCGTCCTTCCAGCACTCAGGAATTGGATCTACTATATCTATACTGAATCTGGTAAACCTTGATTCTTTAAATTCTGTTCCGCAGCTAGAGCAACTTCTTGTCATGTTCTGTTGCTATTCTGTGCTGCGATTTTAAAGTTAAGATTCACATAATTGATATTGGCCAATCTTAAACTTGTTTTGTGAGTTGCAAAGGTGTATGTACAAAGTACAAAATCAAAAAACCACCTCGTAATCATAATGGCAGATATGAGTCTGGACAAAAGCGTTGTACAACTTGTTCGATATTTGTAAAATGGGAAGGAAATCACTGTCCGTGCTGCAACAAAGCCCTGAGGGTAAAGCCACGCAATTCAGGTAATCGACATCAATTACAAATGATCAACATGGTAAAAAGAATCTAAATATTTACAATGATTGATAATTTTAGATGGCAGCACTAGATGAGTTGGCTAATACCTGTCTGGTTTCCATGTTTGTTCTTTCTATTTTTTCTAGTTTCAATCCTACCTGTTTACCAACATGTTTTATCATGTGATCGTATAGTGTCCTGACTGAAGCCATTGATCTCATGTCTTGTAGCTTGTCAATTGTCTTGTCTGCCTTGCAAATTGTTATGAAGTCTTCCCACCTTGCTTGATCAAACTTATTCTCATATCCTACACGGAACATGTTTCTGTATACTGAAGACGTGTAAATTTTTTGGTGTTGTTTTGGAGCAAATGGTTCTACTTTTTTTATTGCGGTGCTAAATGATATGATTGTTCTCAAATCCTTTTCTGTAATATTTTTAAACAGTCTTTCTATAAAATACGGTCTTACTGCACGTGGAGAGCCGTTCTTGGCATATGACAATGCGTTTAGAATCATCTCAAACTTTGGAAGCCTGCCATCGTTATAGTGAATAAGATGTGGTCTTAACTTTTCAAAGAATAGGTTTTTGCCATTATCTAACGCTCTGAGGTGATCTTGCATTTTTAATGGCTTTCCCAGATTAATCTGTCTGTATATCTTACGGGAGGTTTTTTCTTGAAATATCATGAGTACTAGATTATATTTTGTAATGTCGTAATTGTCCCGTAGCCTCCCAAGGGCTGTTATTCTGTGCTGCCCGTCAATGACTTCGTACAGTCCGTTTCTCTTTAGAACCACACTAATGACATTGTCAAAAAATTCATTCCTAGTCATTGACTCTAGAATTTTGTTTACATGACTCTCGCTGAGATGTCTTTCAAAATCTGCAATAATAAATGCACTCTCTAAATTTTTAAGCGTAAAGTCCTTTAGAACTTTTAATGTGTATAATGGTGATGTAATTGATAACATCCTTCTCTTCATAATTATTTAACTAATCTTTAAGATGTATTTATCTAGCATGGTTCAATAATTATTGAAGTATACTTTTAAAAATAATGGCACAAATAACACTATTGATTATTGATGAAAACCCAAAAAGAGATTGAGGAAAAATACGAGGAGTTAAACAAAAGGATGGCTGCTGCAATGCCTACTGAAGAATCAAACAAAGAACTTGCATCTCTGAGAGGCCTTGATGCATTTGAAAAAGTGGCCAAAACATCCGTTGATGGAGTTTCAATAGATGCTCAGAGGTATATCCTGGAATGGGTAATGGGACATCATGATTAATGCTGAGACTGCAATTGTTAGCAATGGATTCTTTATTCATTATTGCCATAACATTAAAGGATTAATGGCATTAAGAATTCATCATCCAAATTGTCCAATGTGTCTGCAAAAAAATCCTGATTATATTCAGAACAGTCTGGTTTATCCTGTTACTAATCTGGAAACAGGTTCAAACGTATTGATATTTGCTGAGCAGAACAAAGCCATCCAATACATACAGGATCATTACTCTGATAATCTGGCATTAGGTGATACTGGATATGTTGAATGAATGATGGTAAACACATATTCTGATGACGCACCAATGGAGACTAAAATTTATGAGGAATTAAGATGTACCAGATCTGTACTTGAGAGAATACTGCGAGTAATGGATGAATCATTGTTTGTTGACTATCAGATGGAAAAATACGGCAAAGCCTATAAGACAAAAATGTCAGAGAAGAATTAGAAATGAAAGTTTATGTTTGTTTTGAGGCATACTACAGTACTGATATTGCAATAGGATCAAAACAAGAGGCATTTCATGACGAGAATAAAGCCAAGGAATACTGCAAGGAACGACAAATTGATCTAGACAAAATTCATGACAATACCGTTACTGCAAAATACTGGACACTGGATGTAAAATAATAAACTGATGAAACGTAACGAAAAACTTAATGGATACAAAAATTACCTTGTTTACAAAAAAGTCCTAGAGAGATTTGGCAAAGGAGACTGTGGCAAACGTGAGATTGCAGAATATGTTGGATCTCACATGGACTCTACGTCGCACATAATTAAGATATTGAAAAAAGAGAATGTCATAAAGGTGAAATCATTTGAGATTAACTCAAATGGAAGAAAAAGAATGATTTACACGTTGGTTGATAATCATTAAACTGACTTGTGTGTGTACCATTATGGATATTTTGTTGAATTCAAAAGATTGATTATTGTCTCTTGGTTTGAAATGACTTGTTTATAATATTCTACAAATTCAAAATGATAGACAGTCAATAACAAAAATAACAACGCAAACATTATTCCTATTTGTAGGATAATCAATCCAGAACTAGATATCATCTATTTGATTCTCTGGTCTTTATGATTAATATTTGTTAAAATCTTTTCCGAGTTTCTCCATCATGTCATTCATGATTGGCATTGTCTTTACTGCGTCTAGCTGTACCATGATTTCAGCAAACTCGTCATTTACTATGGTTGAAAAACTATTTTTTAGCTCAATTGATAATAATGCAAAAACCTCAGTCACACTCTTTCTAAACTCCAACTCTTGTATCATTGACATATCCTTTGGATGCGGGAAATTCAATGCAAGTCCTGTCATCTGTCCGAGAAGAAAAATCATGGTTTCTCTTTCTGTAACCTTTGGATATTTTAGCTCCTTTCTTTCTTTTTTTAATGCCTCTGATGCAAGATTGTCCTTAATAGAATAATCACACTTCATGCACTTGCTGCCATTTAGTATGTTGTTTATTGTATTGCACTTTGTGCATGTCCACATTCCAGATTCTTTGCCCATTCCTCTGGTCATTATGTTCTTTGTAACATACATTCCAGATTCTGTCATTTCAAATACGTCTGGTGAGATTTCTTTCATGGTGCCTGTTTTTATAGCATTTTGTATTATTTTTCGCAAGTCTGTTTCTGGAATTTTAGTTATTGCGCAAATCTCTTTGAATGATTTTGTTGGTGGCATGTTAGGTGTAGATCATAAAATTACTTTAATTGCATGGTTCAAAAATTATTGAACCTTGCAACTTATAACATAAAAATTTCTTAAAATAATATTGCTTCTATATCACACAAACTCATGGCATTGTAGACTGGTATTGTATACTTTCACAAAGGAATTCTTTTTGGAGACTACGGGACTGGATTTTGAAGCAATGGAATCCCAGTATGATCCTCAGACAAAAGAGGATAACTTCAAATTTATCTACAAAAAGAAACCAAAGACAATAAACTTTTGTCCTTATTGTCGTGCCGTGTTTGCAGCTGTTACGCTTTTGCCATTTGTTTATCTTTGGAGACTGTACCCACACAAGCCAAAGCCAAAAAAATCCCATGACGAAATCATGAAAGGTGTTAGCAGGAGAGGATGGATTGCAAGAGGTATTGGGGCTTTCATTAATGTGGTATTTGGAATTAAAAATATACTTTATGGCATGGATGATGGACTGTACATTGCAGGAATAATTCAGATTATCATAGGGGTTGCTTTAATCACAGGACATTTGTGGATTCCTCAGATAATTCGTTGGTTAATTTTGCATTCTCCAACATGGGAAAGAAAACATAAACCTAAAAAAATAAAAAAACCCAGAGAGCCATCAAAAATAGTGCAAAAGATAAAATCAAAGCATGACGTTTACTGTCCGCCAATATTTTTTATTGATAAAGAAGATCCGGAAAAACTAAAATGAATGTAAAATCAGACAGATTAGAAGAATTCGAAGATATACTAAAGCAGTATGATCAAGAACTGCACATGTATTTTTCTCCAAAGAAGGAGGTTAAGATGGGTGATATTGATCCTAAAGAATTATTCTCCAAAGTATCACAATGGTCCAAACTATCTAAACAAGGATTGATTTGTGGAATAATGGGTTGTAGTGCAGATCCAAAAAACGAATGCTCGATATGCTGTTCTCACTATTGCCCAGAGCACATACCTTGGCATTTTCATTCTGCAAGTAATACTGGCATACTGGAAAAAGATTCATCGGAGATGAGATGATGGAGCGTAACTATCTGATATGTGCATTGATGGGAAAATTTGTAGAGCATGATAATTCTATTTCTGGTGAAGATCTACGAGTTAAGATAGATCAGGCACTTGAGAACTCTTGCATGACTCCGCTTGGTGCAGATGACATCCAATTACTAGAAGAGGTTGCAGGTGAAATTATGATTAGTGTTATTGGCGCAAAAATAAATCGTGCGCAAAGGAGAAATCATTGAATTTTATCAACAGTCAATACATAACAGCGAGTCTTACACATCTGACATCACATCAAGGGTATGATGGAATGATAAAAAACGGAATAAAGTTAGTGGATTATGGCAATAACGGATTGATTTACAAACCTCCAGGATTTTGGATTTCACTTGATGGAGACTGGGAAAGATGGTGCACTTCTGAGGATTTTAGAGATGTAGAAAACAGTACCATATGCAATGTATATCTAAAACCAAATCTAACATTTATCAGAATATCCACAACAGATGATGCAGACGAGCTTGTTAGGTTTCTTTTGCCTGACATAAACAACAGATATCCTGGGATGGGAACTCTCAGTAGCCTGTTCAATTTTTCATTTATGCCAATTATTGAATTGCATAAAGGCAAGATGCCAACACAGAGAGGAGTGTGGGCAAACGCATTGGATAGTTGTGACGGAATATACTATGAGAATTCAGGGGACTTGCATTTTGATACTTTTTTTAACACCTGGGACTGTGATAGTTTAATGCTCTTTGATCCTAGAAATGCAGCTCTTTCAAAACAGGAGATAACTAATTGAGATATCACATACATGGCCACTTTATAGAGGAGCAGCGAAAGGGATTTGCAGTACATCATGAGATTGATAAGCATTGTGATACTGCAGTTGAATTGACCAATACACTAAACCTGTTTACTTCTGACTATGATTCTCGTTATTGCTACGGCCTCTCCATTGGAGTGGCAGAGGAGCCAAGTCTGGTAGAATGACTGATATCATCCCGCTTACTCCTCAAAACTTTGAGGAGTACAAGAAAAAAATTATCAGAATAATTGAGGATCTGAAATTAGATGATCTGGATTCTAATTTTGAGATGACATTTCAACAGGGAATGTTAATGGGCAACCACGCAAACGAATGTGACTCTTGTAACATATTTCATTATCTTATGGCATATGTAATAGACAAGCATCGTTTGGTGGTTGAAAAATGAAAGAACACAAAACAGAAATAAAGACATCAGGCGACTTTGAGAATGATCCTCAAGGAGCACTTGATGCACTTGAGCAATCAGGATTTGCAATCTTTATGGTTACAAAAAGCTGGTATGTAGATTCACGAGCTCAAAAGGAATGGCGCTTTGTGAAAGACATGAAAAAACCAATGGTATACATCATAAGAGAAGACGGAATAGCAGATTTTAGAAAAGACATGTTTACTGAATCATTAATTGGTATTATTAATGACTATGGCAACTCAGAAAAGACTGCCAACTATCTTCGGGCAATGATGGCTGCATACATGGAAAACTCGGATGAAAAATAAATGCCAGTAGATAACAAAATTAACACTTCATACGAACCATATGTACCATATCATGATCCAAAGGATCTTGTTGATTCTACTCATTCACTAGTGGAATCTGATGGTCCTTGTGGTTTGTATTGTTTGGCAGTAGAATTGCCAACTGATCAAGCTGTAAAGATTGGATTGTTAATGAATAAAGAAGCAGACGCTTCAGACAGAATATCCCTTACTGATGGAAAGTTTCAGTTGGAGCTAGAATTGTGGGACGGTGATTTTTCTAAGAGACTGTACTTTTGTGTTGACCTTACACTCAAACAGACAATAATGTTAACCAAGATGAAAAATCCTGCTATGGGATATGTGCCAATCGGTGCTCCAAACATAACAGTAGGTGCCCAGAAAATTTTCAGTCAAAAGGACATCAAGAAACTATTAGCCGTGAAAATGCATCTTGATTCGAGGGTACCAAACAAAAGACCGAAATTGTGGGTGATAGGTTGAGAATAACACTTGAAGACTTTTGTGACATGATAGTGGATGTTAATGTCAAGATAATAAAAGACTCGTCAACAAAAAGCACCATCTTTACAATTGTAACACTCAAAAATGACGAGCCAACATTTCATCCGTTCTTTCACACTGATGGCTCTCCAATGGACTATGCACAACAAATCATCGATAAAGAAAGTCCAGACATGTACTGTATTGTATCTGAAGCCTGGGTGAGAATGATGCCAATAAAGGAAAGTGATGAATATGAAAAAAATTACAAATGGGGCGACATGAAAAAAGATCCAAAAAAGAAAGAAGCTCTTTTCTTTTTAGGCAAAACAAAAGATGGCACCAAAAACTACAATAGAATCTTTATCATTCATCGCAAGAAATCAGAAACAACTCTTGAGGAACTAAAAGACTCAGGAGGTGTCACTCCTACTTTACAATCATCAAAACTGACATAGTTTTGATATACGTAGTCCTTCTTTGGGTTTCACCTATTTTGTGACTCGCATTGTTCTCCTTGGTTTCAAATGGATTATGGCTCGCAATCATATTGTGGGTTTCAAACATTTCGTGGCTCGTATGACAGATCTGGGTTTCAAAGGTTTGATGACTCGTATGCTCATGTGGATTTCAATTAGTTGTTGACTCGTAAACTTTACATGGGTTTCATCTATGAGGTGACTCGTTATCTTTCAATGGGTTTCAAACATTAGTTGACTCGCACCTAAATGTTGGGCTTCAAATGTACGTTGGCATCACTGATTATTCTATTGAAATAGTACTATTAATGTAAATTATGTCAGGTTTCTTTTCACATGAGGATCAATGTTTTTTCTTTGATCTTCTGCAGCTCTGATTCCGTTAAAGAATATATCCATAACCCCTCGAGGGAATCTTTCTGGATGCTCTACTATCTTGTTGAGATTCTTTACTACAAACTCTTGACCTTTAATTGCTTCCTCTTTTGTGTGATACCTCATCTGAAATCCTGCAAAGTTTGTCTTTTGTCCTGGTTGTTCTGTCCAATACATTGTCTCATACCAGAAACCATAATCCATCCAATCTTGAACCTCAACTCCTGCATGAGCAATTGGTAGGTGCACTGTACTGACAAAATAATTGTCAATTTTGGACATGATTCCCCACCTTTCTGAAAACAAGTCCACTCCACATTCACAAAGAACTTTCTTTCCATATTTTTTCTTGTTCTTTGGATCAATCCAAACTGATTTGGCATTCATGTATTCGTTAAATGTGTAATGTTTCTCACAGAAGGAGCATATGGTGTGGAGTTCTGTATCCCATCTTTTTTTAGTTTTCTCATCAACTTCAAACTTCATGATAACAATTTCCTGATTGGTTTTTTTTGCAGTTCATGACTCCAATGCTTTTTACACTTTGGACACTCCCAAGATACCCAATCAACACCAAACTCACTACAAACTACTTGGATAATTTTGGCTCGTCTATCACATGATGCACAACGATATCCATATCCTAGAACACTCAGAAAAAAGTTCAGAACTTTGGTATAGTTTGATTGATCAAGTGCAATCATTTTTTCTTTATTTCCTTTACAGTAAGTCTGAATTGTTTTGTAGGATTACTCATCAATTCGTCTGTAATTTCTTGTAATGTTTCATGATAGTCTACGTTGAATAGTGATAATATCTGATGACCTTCTCCTTCAAGTTTTGCCATCAGTTTTCTCCCAATGATTCTCCATTTGTTCTGGAGTAGCTTGTGTGTAAAATTCCACATTCTTGCCATCAAAATTCATTCCAATTATTTTTCCTCCTCTAGGATCAGACTCTAATTTTTTCATAAACTCTTGAAATTCAAAGGCACGATAAAACCAACCTTTTGTAAATGGTATGCCTTCAGAGTCCAATGTCCAAAATTCCTGCACTTTTTCTTCCATCAGTTATCCAACTTCCTATACATTCCAGACTTTAACAAAACATCTTTTTCAATTGTGTCTAGTAACATCGCAAATACTTTAGCTTTCTCCTGCAAATATTCGATGGAGAGATGATCACCATGTAGCATTATTCCAGGACAGTCCTTGAATCCTTTCTTGTTAAGATGTTGATTCATACCATTGACTTTGCATCGAGCTTGTGCAATCAATGTAATCAGATACTCTACATCAAGTCCTTCTTTCAATTTTTCTCCTTTCTTTATACATTAGTAATAACATACAAACCAGACAAAATGCACCAGCTGCCAAGTTTACAGGAATTACTTTTTGCGGATCCTGACCTTCTGCAAGTCTCATCAGTGAAATAACAGCAATTGCAATTGCAACTAATCCAAATCCTTGGTATAGTTTAAGATTCATTTACCTTTCCTCTTGGGATAACCAAACCACCATTCTCAGTTCTGTGTACTGTAGTTTCCATGTGTTGGAATAGTTCCTCAGCTGTATCCCATCTTGGACCATTCTCTCCACAGAAAAGACACCAGTATTTCTCATGCATGTCTAATTGCAACCTCCCTGAATTTCTTCTCGTCAGTTTTGATTAACATTACCTTTGAGAGCAACTGGTCCCCCACTGGCATCTCCAGGTCTTCTGCCACTGCACAAAGCTTGTGGGAGTAGATATCTTTTTTCTTGACATCTACCATTTGGTTTGGATCTTTTTTTACAATAAATATTACCTCATTATCCATCTTGCTTGGTATCTCAAGCTCGCCGTGCAATTTGAGGGAATCATATTCCTTTTTTGAAAGGAATTGTTTTAGCAATTTTTCTGACTTTCTTTTTGCAGTGAGCAGTCTCTTTTCCTTTTTTGACATTAGTTTTTTTATTTCCTTTGTCGGCTCTTCAAAAATTTTCATCAGCGCATTTCGTACTTTACCTCCAAGAGAAAATCTGCCCTCAAAAGTAAATGCGCCAGTGGTCCACGTTGTAAACTCGTTTTGTAATTGCTGTCTGCTTCCATTAAAATGAAATCTACTACTTGCAGCGGAATTATCAGTGGCTGATGTTACTCTGAGTTCTGCATTTAGAAATGATGTATTTGGATTGTTCCAGGCAAAATCCAAGATAGTTTCATTTGTAGTAGTAGCACCTACTGTGTTAAATTGAAAAGTACCTGTAGATACATCATTTGTAGTGTATCTCAAATCACAGATAGCCATTATGAAGTCACCTTTAGAATATTGATTATCTCTTCTAAAAATCCACAGTGGGGGCAAAATAATGGAGTGTGACCTCCATCAACTTTAGTGTCAGGCCCCGTGGACTCTTTCATCTGCTTGTATGGCGTATCATGTTTGTCATTCCCTGAGCAGTCCATCTGTGATCCTTCTCGGTTGAATTTCACACGTCCTGGCTCTTTTGGGTTTTTTGATAAATCTACCTGTCCCGTAAACGCATAGTGCGGCTTTGTATGATATTTCTTGCAACTAGGACAAGTCCAGTCTCTGGGAGGATAAACTGGAGATGGACCGTAGGGATATTTTACTCCCATCTAACCACCAATAACTGGGGCTGCCAGAAGTTTTTGTCCTGGTGTAAGTAGAAACCTGTCAAAGTCTACTTTGTCAATGTCATTTACATTTGCAATTTTATCCAAATCTTTTTGTCCTGCTTTGCCACCATACAGTACCCATCCTTCCTTGAGTTTTTTTGTAATGTATGATTTTGTTTTTCTGACTGCACTGGCATCAGTAGGATCATACTTTCTATCCTTGTCGCCAAATCCTTTTGCCATTACCTTGAGGGTGAAGAGTTGAACTGTCTTACTCAAATTAACCAGTCCATTACAATGTAAACCTCGCCAATTGCAACAAATGCCCAAACTTTCTTTTCCCAAGAAAAACGGATCATATCACTCATCGGCATCTTGGATCATTCCAACTCCTGTATCTTTTTGTAGTAAATCCGCTAATTTCTTCATGTCTTTAATTATGGTATCTTTCATTGCTGGCTCATCATGCAGTAAAATAGCCCACGTATACAAACATCCTGCAACGTATCCATTATTTGCCTTTACCAATTTTTTTATATTCTCAACTGATTCTTGTGACATTATTCAGTCTCCATTAAAAGTGGCATGAGACATAAATTTCTAATCTCTCCTTCTTCATCAAAAATTAATTTACACATTATTTGTCAGTAAATGCCTCCACAACAGAATGTCCCAAGAGTTGTTTGGCATATGGTTCTGTAGCCTCCAGTCCTTGCTGTCTGCGCCACGTCTGCCAGACATGTGCAAAAAATATCTTGACTACTTTTCGCATTGACCTGTTATGGATATGGCCGTCATTAAAGAACGTCTTTCCATTTTTCACTATTCTGTCTGGATGTTCTCTTCGTTCTTGTTTCTTTATCTGGTCGTATAGTTTCCTGTACTTTGATCTCTCAGCTGACTGTTTTACAAAAGATGTTCCTGCTTTGTATCCTAGTACCTTTAGCCTGTCATTCCAGTTTGACTGGTATCCTGATATTCTTTTTTGAAGGATTGAATCTGTCTCAGCATGGCATTCTGGGCATTCATTGAATGGATGCAGTTTCTTTGCGACTTTGCCTGTACTGTACTTTACTTCAACTGATGTTGGCTTTTTACATTCAGGACAAAACCTGTTTGCACCATATCCAGAGTATTGCCAAAGCGAAGACACATGCTTAAACTTTTCAATGTCATCAACATATGCAATTAGGCCAGCTGCCAGCATTGGTCCAATGCCTGCAATTCTTGACAAGTATTGTGTGTATAGCGCATGATTTTTGAGTTGTTGTACGATTAGTTTTTCAATATCTTTTTCAAAAGAATGGGCATTCTCAAGAATTGTAGTGATTCCATAAATTGAGCGTTGCTCGTCTGTTAGTGAATGCTCCCTTTCTGATGCCCCAATTCTAAGCTGTGTCTGAATTCTCTGACCCTGAAAGTCATAATAAATATCAACCAGGGTTCTAAGCAAATAATTAGGAATATCCTCTGTATTTTTGAACGGAACTGGGACATCTTTCTTGACTGTTTTCTTTGGAGCAGTCTTCTTTGCAGCTGTCTTTTTTGCAGTAACTTTAGTGATACTTTTTTTTGGAATCTTTTTCTTTGTCACTTTCTTTGCAGCTGTCTTTTTGACTGCCTTTTTCTTGGCAGTCTTTGGTTTACTCTTTAACGTTGCCTTTCGCAAGATTCAATCCTACCTTTGGTGCTCCAATGTCAATGATATAGTGATAGATTCCCCTCATTGCAAACGTATCTCTCTTTTCTGCAAGATCAATCATCTTTGCAGATCTTCTGATAATGTCTCCAAGGGCTATCATCTTCTCAGACGAAATATTATTTTCATAATAAATTCTAAAAAAGTTTCTCATCAATGTGTATCTGTAAAATGGCGAATCCGGATTTGTGGCAATCTGCTGTAGTATTGGAATGAACTTTTTAACTATTTCAATGTCATTAGTAGTAATTGCCTGAATAAAATCATCTACTGCAAGTGGTCTTACTGATCTCATGGATGTTGATTTTGCATAATGTATGCAGTTCATAATTGTTGAGTATCTAAACTTTCCTGCGGTGAAATAGTGATCACACTCACTTCTCAGAGATGTAAAAAATCTTTGTTTTCCAGTGTCTAGTGCTTTTAGATGATCAGTTAGAGTTAGTGGCTTTCCCAAGTTAAGCCGACGATATATCTCACGTTGATTGCCTTCAGTGTACACAAAAAGAACCAGGTCATAGTTTTCTAGTCCAAATGTTTCTCTGGCATATCGAAGTCCCTCTATTCTGTGTTGTCCGTCAATCACATCATACTTGACAGAACCACTTGATGGGACTACTCGTAATACATTGTCAGTAAATTTGTTATCCATGATTGCATTGGCAATCATGTGGGTTTTTGTGGAGGATACTTTTCTTTCAAAGGTGGCATATCGAAAAGTCTCTTCAATTTTTGAAAGATCAAACTCCTTTAGCTCAACAATTTTTGCTTCTGGTGGCATGTAAATTGTTTTTGTTGACAATAACTCAATACTTTACAAGTGATTTATAACAATGATCGTTCAAAAATTACTGAACCTCCTTTTGATTACGCTTGAGTCGTATCTATTGTATGGGTTTCATGTTTTTGGTGACTCGCAATTGTAGATTGGGTTTCAAGACTTGGGTGACTCGTACAATTTATCTGGGTTTCAGTTCAATTATGACTCGTAGTTTGTCAATGGGTTTCATTATTACCTTGACTCGTACATCTTCTTTGGGTTTCTTGGTCTATGGTGACTCGTAACACTTTTTTGGGTTTCAAGTATAGTTTGACTCGTAAGGTATCATTGGTTTTCATTTATTTTCTGACTCGTAAGAATTCATGGGTTTCATTACTGTATTGACTCGTAATCATAGTTTGGGTTTCACTATTCTATTGACTCACCACGATATGATTTGTTTTTTTAATATTATTAAATTTTTTATTCACTTGTATCTGAATCTGTTTGGTCTGATTCTTGATATCTTGAATCCGTCTGGATCATATTTGGTTTTACCTATCATGCAGTAAATTATTGCCATGACAGAATCCTTTGGATGGTTCCATTCCTTCTTGGCTTTTTGTCTGGGGTCTTCTTTTGCAACTTCCTGATTGCCCTTGTCTAAGTCCTTTCTTGTAATGTCGCAAAAGTCATCAAGCAAAAAATCACACTCCCAGTCGTTTTTCATCGGAATGATTAACTGTGATACTGGATTGCCAAACTCATCAGGTATTGTACTTCCAACAAAGTCAACAAAGTTCTGGATTATCTGGGTTTTATCAACTGAATAATATTCCTTTTTCTCACCTACAGTTGGTGCATCAATTACGTCCTGACTTTTGTGACGCATGGTTTCTTCTGTAATGTTTCCCGAAGTCCAGCATCCCTTAACTCTGCCACGTCCAAGTCCTGGAACTTTTTCTCCAGATGATGTATATCCGCCGTTTTGCATCAGTGTTACCTTGTCTTTACCATACCCCAAATCAGCTACGCAAAAGTCACAGCAGTATTCATTGAACAGTTTCACAAAGTGTGCAGCCTGATCATATTCGTGCTCCATAGGACGGGAATCAATATGTGCAATCTGGTAACGGTTTGTCTTTCTCCAGTAAATAATTACGATACCGACAGTCTTAGATGCTGACGTATCACCTGAGCCCCAGTCAATTCCCAAAAAGATTAGAATCTCTTTTCCATGCTTTTGTCTTAATGTACTGATCTCTTTTGGAGTTAGCAATGTCTCTGTGTAATCATAACATTTTTCCACCATCTCTGGCGTGATTGGTCTGCGCATAGCCTTGAAGAAATTCCCATAAACGTGAGCTTGAACACTTGATGTTGGATTGTATTTTTCCTGATACTCTATGGAATTTTCTGGTCTTGTCTTGTAGTGATTTACTGCATCATCAATGGTAAGTGGAATCCTTGCAAAAATAGTCTGTGGCATATGATATCCCCTGTATTCTTTGTTCTCTGGATATTTTGCAACCCATTTTCCTGATACGATATTTTCCGGATGCTCGTTGGTAAAATACCCCTTCTTATCAAATCGTAGTTTATCCCTCCAATACTTGTCATCAAATACCCACTCTCTCTGGTCTGACTTTTTCCAGATCTTGTACCATTCAGAACCTGCTTCTCCACCAATCCCCAAGTAATAGCACTGGCCTTTGGTCATAGTCATGGAATAAAGGGCAGCTGATCTAAACTGCAGTTCCTGATACTGACATTCGTCATATACCATTAAACTATTTGTCATTCCCTGGACATTGTTGTATTCATTCTCATCAGTCCTGACATAAATTACAGAATCATTTGTAAGGTTAATCTCGCTGACATTTGCCCTACCATGTGGCATGAATGGAGCAAGCAGTTCGTTTCGCAGCATTGTATCCTTGCGAAATCTTTGTTTGGACCAAGCTGAAACTCGGTCTTCCCTATCCACTACATATGTTACCTCAACGTTGTCATGACTCGTTACATAACATCCTACGATATCCGTACCAAATGTTGATTTGAAAGTCTGCCTTCCATTAACTACTACTATGTTTGGAGACTTGTCCTTGTAGACATCAATCCAGAAAGGTTCCCACTCAAATGTTCTCTTTACCTTTCCTAC